CGTTTGTCGAAAAGTCTATAGTATTAATAGCGCTAGACCACATACCAGTCCCAGTGCTGGCTGTAAAATTATAACTAGGAGCAGTAACAAGACCATCGCCATTTGTTACGCCCGTCAATCCTGTCATCGCTCCACCACCTGAAACAAGAACAACAGAATTTGTTAAAGCCGTTCCGCCAGTGTTTCCCCATAAAGCAATAGCCGTATTAGTTGTTGTGCCAGGAGTTGTAATTGTTGCAGACCCTGAATTTTGCCCCCAGGCACCATTAACATAATAATAAAACTGATTATCTGTGGTGTTATAGATGAGCATTCCATCAACTGGGCTTGCTATCGCGTTCATTTGCGTCGTCGTCATCCGAGAAACAGTTAATGCCGTCAACGTTGATTGCAGCTCAATACCACAACTAGCTGAAGTAGGCGTAACTTCAGGGGTTGTCGCCGTATAAAGATTATCTACAACCAAAAGACTTGTCGTAAATGTCGTATTGTTAATTGACATTGTTATCCTCTAATCTTAAGATGTTGGATTGCTTCCATAAACAGACCGAGGGTTCGAAACCCCAAACGAATAACGTTCGATCGCCTTACACATAAGGTTATCAGTCGAAAAATCGGTATAGACATCAGTTTCTACTTTTTCTCTTTGATAATGCTTGAAGCCATCAGGAGCATCCGTTTTTACAAACCATGACAATCCGTTAGTACTGACGAAAAATTGATTTACTCTGTATGCATCCGGAATTGCTGTCACATTATAGATTGCAGATACATCGTTATTCGCAGTGTTAGTTCTGAAAGCACTTGCTAGAAGACGCTCTGCGGTGAATTGATTTTGAGGTGCTACTAATAACTTTTTGGGTTTAGTCTGAACAATCAAACCAGCTTGGTTTTTAAATTGTTGAATCGCAATGATTGCAGATTCAAGAGACGCCTCGTTTAAGTCAGCAGCTACAGTAGGCTTATTTGCAAAAGTTCCACCATCGATAGGATGCGCTGTGGAGCAAAGTGGTTGGCCGTCCCCAATTGGATACGACGTATTAAAGGCATTATTCATAACGCTAGCACCAAGTATTTCTTTTGTTTGTGCCAATGAATCTCTTAATGCCTTTGCCATCATTGGGAATCTTGTCTTATACAAATTGTCCATTATTGCCTGACGGGTAATTGCAAAGCCCAGCCCAACATATTTATGAACATAGTTTGTTATGATGCGTTGTCCCATAGAATCCATTGCTGTTTGCGATCCTTCTTGACGAATTTGCGCTAACCCTAGCATTTTCATTTCAACTTCGATTTCAACTTGCTTATCTGATTCGTATACATCAAAAATCTCTGACCATTGTGATGGATACATTGGATAATCACCAAAGACCGCCGCAAGACCTGGCCGCAGAAGGTTTTGTATTTGCCCTGTATTAATTGCCATTATATTGTCTCCTGTTAAATTTTCTTATATTCCTGCTGTTCCTGTACCGCCTTTTAGTATGTGGTTATTTATAACCACAAGGGCGTTATTGAAATCTTGTTTAGTGGCAGGATCTGGTTGAGAGGGTGAATCTGGTTGGTTGTTTGGATTGGGTGTAAACCTAAGTAGTTTTAAATTAAGTGTAGCAGATGTCCCTGGACTTAAGCTTTCAAAAGCCAGATAATACGCAGATAAACCTGAAACAGTTGATCCAGAGGCTGGATTTCCTGCTCCGCCAACCGCAAAGTTAGCGTTCAAGCCAATATTCGCATACGCTATTGTTGGATGCGCTGCTGAAGATGTTGACGCAACCTGAATATCAAATACTGTATTTGGATCATCTACGATAAATGCAGTTGCGTTTTGAGCATTGTCAGGGACAGTGCCAGCAGACCAAAAGGGAGCTGTAATATATACGCCGTTTAAAGTGTACGCGCATCCCCAGAAAACACCAAGAGTAGCACCCTGCGACCCAGCGGCTCCCCCGACTGCAATACCAATACCGCCTGTATTTAACATGGTTACAGGATCTCCAGTAAATAAGCTGGTTGCATACCCGCTCGCTATAGAATATTCAGATGTTTGATTGTTCCACGTTGCCCCATTCAGCATGTAACGTGGTTGAAGCCCAAAAGGAGCATTGACTCCATATGCCATATAAAAATCTCCCAGATTTAAAGTTTCTAATGTTTTTTAAATTTTCAAAGCTTCAAACGTTTTTAAGCTTTGAAAATTCGTAAATTCGTTTTTGAGATATGATCTCGACAGTTTAAATAAGGCTCTGTCCGCCTAATGTTTAAACTCGAAGAAAATGGATTGAGTTAGATCCAGAAACGTAAAGCATCCCGACAGTTGAAGGCTCTGTCCGCCTGTTGTATTTTCTTTAAGCGTTCCAAATAAACTCATCTATGTCAACAAAAAAACAAGAAAAAATTCGAATTATTTTAATCTGTTATTGGTTGTTTTCTTTTTTTAAGCTGTTTTCTTTTGTTTTGTCTTATTTTAATAAAATATACAAAAACTGCCAGGTTGATCTTCCGCTGTGCCACTGCTCGCATTAACCAACAAAACTCCAACTGATGTTGTGGTTTTTGAGAAAACCATAGCAGATGGCAATCCTGTTGTAGATACGCCTGTTGCTAATGCAATATAATTTGCCGTTGCTAAAGCCGATGAAAAATTAAACGTATAATTACCAACGCTATTTCGAACCATTGATGCCACATTAAATGTAGTGTTTAGTGTTGCTGTCGCTCCATCAAAAGATGCAAATACTCGAGCAATAGGACTTGGAGAAAAACTTGTTACTAATGCCGTACTTGCTGTTATCGTTGCACCACTTATATTTCCTGATGTTGAAAGATTTCCAGCAGAGGTGATGGTAACTGGAGTTGCATTACTTCCTAGAACAACAGATCCTGTACCATTGGGGGTAATAAGGACATTCATATTACCAGAAGTTGATGATAAAATATTGGAAGTTAAATTCAAATTTCCAACAGTTAAAGATGTTAATCCAGTAACAGTGGAATTTAATGCAATTGTAGGATTTCCTGTAACACCGCTTGCGTTTGTAATTGTTACATTAGAACCACCAACAAGAGAAACATTTGCCCATGTTCCTGTATTTGCTGTGCGCACAGCAATTCCAGTTGTTGCCAGAGAAGCGATATTTGCAAGATCATTAGCAAGCGAGAAATTTAATGTACCAGCAGTTGTGATAGGACTTCCTGTGATTGTTAATCCAGCAGTCAGAGAAGCTGCTGCAACAGATGTAACAACGGGAGTACCAAGGCCAAAAGCGATTGTGCGCCATGACCCTGCCACTGTTGTGTTGTTATAGAGATAAAGGAAAAATATATTTCCAGCCCCAATGATCGAAAGCAATCCACCCGCATTATCTAATATATTAAATGCAGTGCTGCCAGAAAGATTATTGATTATTATTCGTTCACCAACCGAAGTTTGAGTTGCATCAGGCAATGTTATTGTTAATCCACCAGATTGTGGAGTAACATCTATGATATCTGTTACAACATTATTTGTATCTTGAAACTGTGTTGGCCAACTTAAAATTTTAGAAGCAGATAAAGTTATTGATGAATAAGATACAACAACCGACTGTATAGGCGTGCCGCCAAAAATATTGATATAACTCATAATCTCCCCCTATAATTCATAAAACTTAATCAGCAAATGATGTTTGTTCTGTCTTAATGATAGAATTTTGATTTATAAAAACTTTTGATGGCATATAAGGATCACTCATAAATTGATCTGTTCCAGGGATTGAGGTCATCAATCTCTGTGTTTCACGATTCGCACTTTCTCTTTCGAGTTCACCATAGATTTTTTCGCGCTCACATAAAATCAATCCTCGAAAATAGATGAATCCTCGAACATGACTTGGGCTACGTTCATCATGGGTTGTCATAAATTCTGGATGTCGATCTGCCGGAACAGGCTCCCAACCTTTTCTTTTGCATTGAGCATATCGATAAGCATCTGGTTGATTTAATACTGAATCTCTGATCCACATATATTCCATATCAGGTGGAATATCTGCTGGATCAACGTATAAAGGATCTTGATATTGCATCCTTAAATTGCGTCGAATCATTGCATCACGAGAACTATTCGAACGACTTTCTTCTATCCTATTGTTTTTTTCGGCCATAAGCACCTCCTGTTTGTAATGTGTTTTGTTGTAAGTTATTTATTGAAAATTTACGCCCCACGATAATTGTTACTGTATCTTTGCTTTTCTATATTCATTTGTTCTAATTTGTGTTTTAGATAATCCTGTTCTTTTATCCCTAATTGGCGAGCGATATATTTATCATCTTCTGTTAAAACGATTCGATTATTTGAGCCGTTATTTGTATTTGAAGAACGCTTGACGGGGGATGCAGACATCAGCCCAGATCTTCTTTCTTCGCTTGATTGATTACGTTGACGATCATAATCGTGCGCAAAATTATCAATTCTATTAAAATATTCTTTAGAAAAATATTCATTCTCACGACCTTGGCGGGCTAAACTTGCGTCAAATGCTTGTGCGTAAAGATGAACTTCTTCCGCCTTGTCAGGATCATAATGAGAAGAATTTGGATCAAACCAAGCATTTTTTTGCAACCAACGTTCAGCAACTTCATTAACAATAGGTTCTTCAAAATCCTGTTGAGAAACAGATTGTTGGGTTACTTGAGAATTGACATTTTCATTCGAAAGCTGTTGACGTACCGATTCCTGGGCTTTCCAATTTTCTAACTCTTTTATATCAGCCAAAGTTGAAAATAAATTATTATCTGCCTCAAGAATCCCGTCGTAATCATTCAATTCCAGAGCTTTACGTTTTGCTTCTTTAGCTTGATCAAGCCGAAGTTTTAAAGAATTCTCATAATGTGATTGAGAGACTTGATGGGATGTTTGAGTAAGTCGTTTTAGATTTTCGTTTTCTTCTCTTAACTGTTGCGCTTCAGCCGCAATTCTATGCTTTTCTCTTTGTATCTTAGAAAGCCTTTTCTTATGCGCAAGCCATTTTTCATCGAGTTCTGCTTCAACATTTTTATCATTTGAACGATCTACATCATCAGATTGATTTAAACTATCTTCAGCAATATCTTGATTGGAATTTAATTCTTCCGATTGAATGCCTTCAGATTCAATGGGGGATTCATTTTCTAAGAAATTATTTTCTGTATTATTTTGTTCCATGGGCGCTCCTCTTCTAATCGCGTCTTACAACTGATGGGTCATCAACAACAAGCAAGACTCGGTCATCAGGGATCACATGCATAGGGATATCTCTGTAAACAATTTGATGTCCTTCATGACGTGGAATTACAACCCAATCACCTATCTTGCACCAAGCGCCTGATTCTTTAAATCGATCCCCCTTGTAGCATTCTGGGCCTTTAGCAATAACAAGAGCAGAGATGCTTCTATATCGATCCTCAGCGCGAGTAGATTCAGGTAAATAAATTTTCCTTTCTACACCATCATCTCCTTTTATTCTGGATACTTCTTCAGGTCGTATATAAAGCTTCACAAGTAAATGATAGCCAGCGGGACGCGGGGGTTCAAATCCAAGTTGTTGAGTAATTAATTCTTTTGCTTCTTGTTCTTCATGTGATTCAATATAACTTAAGCTCATTAAGTGAATTCTCCCTGTTTTTGGTTGTTGTTGTCGTGTTATTAATGGTGCATTTCATGATTTTATCTTTTGTTGATTTGTTTGGGTTTTTCTATATCTTCAAAAAATTCCGTCATAATATCTTCAGCCTCTTCAAGTCCACGAATTCGACCACAAAGATGTTTATATTCATCAAAAGAAGGAACAACCCCCGCAGAAATACGGTCTATATATTGCTTTTTTTGATGTCGTATCCGATCAATAGTAATTTCAAAAAATTTAATTAACATAAAATCGCCTAAACAAATAAAAACAGCATAAACGAACAAATATATTCATTAAAACACCACTAATTATTAAATTAGAGATCTAATTTTATTGAAGTTGCAAGAAAAAAATCCCCTTTCTAAAATATAGAAAGGGGAAGTTAAAAACAGTTTATCAAAAATGAGAAAAACCAATAAACTGTTTAGTAACCCATTTTTCTTTTGTGTGTGATGGGTTTCCCAGATGAGCTCATAACGCCATGGCGTATCTTTCCTGCGCCGCCTGCTGCAAATTTATGATGTTTTTTATGACCGCCTTTGGATACCTTACCGCCTTTATAAAGATATTCTCCAAAAGATGCATCAAAAGCACCTGGATTACCATGTTTTTCGCCTGATTTGCGATGCGCATGAGAAATACAATGCATACCTTTCATATCTTTCTCATAATTGATATGAGGGCGTTTATGACTTGGATGCATTCCTAACATTTCGTGTTCGTAAATATTACCACCACTGGCTTTATGAACTTGTTTGTGATGTTTATGTGTTACGTGATGGCCACCTTTTTTCATCCGCTGAGCCTCATGTATGCTTTCGATGTTTAAATTAGAATGTTTCGGCAAATGTAAATTGGTCAAAGAGCCCCCCATGATTTCATGCTTGTGATGTTTATCACGATGTTTGTGCCGTTTGTGATGACCGCCTCGTGACAAATGGCTTTCTTTCTCTAAATTTGTCTCAGCTTCATGCAACCCATGTCGTTGAAGCTTGTGGAGGTGGGAGCGTCTTTTTTCTTTTTCGTCATGGTGATGTACAGAGCCGCCTTTTTTATAAAGTCTAAGCTTTTCTCTTTGAGATGATGAATGGCTTCCTGGCATATTCATTTCGGTGTGAGAAATCTCCCCTCCTAAAAGCCTTTCTGCTTTGGCTCTCATAGAATCGTGTCCAGGATATCCTGCAAGATAATGTTTTTCATCAAAGTCGTATGTCATACTATGTCCTTTCTGGTGTTAAAATTAAATCAAGTCGTTATTCTTTTTTATTTGGTTAAAATCCTACTGATGTTTTGAAATTCCAATCTTCATTTCTGCGATATCAATTTCTTTTTGGTTTCTTTCTTCTGCTATCTCTTTTTGTGTATTTGCCTTCAGTTTTTCACCTTCAAACTTCAATTGAGATTTGTGAACATCTGTCTCTGCTTTTAATTTTGTTTCTTCATCTTTCAAATATGCAGCCTCACGTCTTTGCTCAATGTCCGCCATTAGAATTGCATTTGGGTCTATCGTTTGCGCTTGTTGAGCTTGTTGTTGCGCTTGAAGCTGTTCTTGAGCAATTTGAGCCGCTTGCAATGCAATTTGATTCTGCACTTCAGGAGATTTAATCATTTCAATGGGTGGCATTTGAATATTCATTGCCATCTGCATCTTCACTAAATAATCATAAGCCCGATGTTCGTTTATATGGGCTTGTAAAATTGGATTGTTTTGAGCCTCTGTGCTATGTACTACGATGTGAGATTGATGGTCTTGCCAAATCGCAGCTGTCACAGGTTTTCCCGTCATTGCTTTCATATTTTCTGTTATAGGATCAAGCGGCTCCACATTTTCCTGAGACGGCAGAAGCAAATCATCAATGCTTTCCACATTCATGGCTTCTAACACACGACGATTAACTTCCCTCATATTGTAAAGTGTTGGATTGGCCATAGAAATTTCTTGAAGAGATTTGGCCCGCAAAAGCCTCATCGTGGTCGTCGTATGTTTTGGATCAGATATGGGAACAATTTTAATTTTATCATTGAAATCGCGCCTCATAATGTTCAAAGATTTACCAGGAACGTTAAAAGGATAAGGAGCATCGGGAAGTACTTCTCCAAAAAGATTATAGAGTAATTGCATTTCGCGTTGCAAAGACATATGAAGAGATTCAAAAATTGAGGCTTGGAATCGATCTGTTACTTCTAATAAAGCAAGTGTAGTTGTGGCCGGTGCGTTGACGCTATTTTCCACAACCTGACTCTCAGAAACAGATGCAAGAACTTGCGTTTGTTGCATTAGTTCATTACGAAGATCCTTAAGTACCACGGATGGTTCATTATAGGGCATATTCATAATGGCATCTCTAATTGGAAGTCCTCCTGTCTCAACATCTAGAAACTCAGACGGCCCAATTGGCTTATCATTATTCTCTATCCTTAACCCTTTCACTTTCAATCCACCTGGAAAATTCTTTAAAGTGCCAGCATCGAGCAATTGTCTTTGAATTGACGTTAATGTAACCGCGTTAGAACCTATAATGTGAGGAAGCCCCATTCCATAAAGACCCAACCCTGGTAAATAATTATATTGAACAAAATATTCTCGAGCTTTGAAATGCGGATCATTCATTTTCCAGTTACGCCGAATTGAAAGAATTTTGTGACTTGATGCGCAAATAGTTACTATATATGGCAAAGGAATCGAAAGCTTTTTAGACTCCTTTTCGAAATAATCAAACTCCTCCAGATTTAGGGTGACATGAGATTCAAAGATTTCAAGCAAAGAGTTTTTTTCGTATGAATCAAGATTAATACCTTCAAGACGCTGTATGGCCTTAGACGTTTCAGATTGTTCTTCTAAGGGAGATGTTATTCCAGGCAGTTCAACATCTCTATAAAAGCCTGACGCTTGCCTTAATGCTATTTCCTGTTTAGATAATGAAATTTTATGTGTAATCCTATCTGAAGATAAAATAGTAACGCAGTTGTTGTTTACGATAAGATCTTGAGGATCAATCATGCGAGGAAGAGGCATATTTAAAATAGGATCTATATACACTTTGCGAAATACGCAACCCACAATTGCAACATAAAGCAACAAACGGTCACAATCTGCGTAATATTCTTTATCTTTATCAACAAGATAATAATTCATAAATTCTTTAATGCGACGCCCTTGCTTTTCAAGCTCTGCTGAGAATTCCCCATTGATTTTAAAATCGACTGGCCCAGTGCGAGGAAAAAGTAGCGGTTTTGCTCTTGAGTAAAATGCAATCACTGAAGTAGATAGAGTGGTATCAAATGCGCGACAAGCCGACATAAACGGAACATCTTTGAAATCTTCAAGCTTCCATCCAAGATATTTAATTCCATTTAGATATGATTGTTCCCATTCTGTTCGAGATTCTTTGTCTTGCTCAATGCCATCTAGAATCTTAGATGCAATTCCAGCTAACGCCGTTTCCGGCATCTTTTCTGCAAGATTCTCTTTAAAATTTTCTTCTTCATCATCTTGTTGTTGGGAGGATTCTCCGAGCTCATAGACGGTTGACCCGTCTGGAAGATCTTCAATTTTTGTAAAAATTTCTTCAGTGTCTGGCATTTCATTAATAATTGGCGACTCATATGTCCCCTCCCTAAAAATGGTTTGATGCTGCATAATTTATCTCAAAAATATTTTTTTATCCCCGTTAAAGAACCTAGTGGGCGAAGGAAACGAATAAAAAACAAATTAAACTTGTCTATTTTTGTTTAGATGATTGTTGATTAGATCGTTTTTGTTTGTTATTTTCTTTACAAAACCACCACTAGATTATATCGATGATTACAATTACTGGAAGATTTTTCAAATGAAAAAAAAAGACAACAAAGAGAAAGCCAAAACAAAAAAAAACAAAACAACAAAAAAAATAATAGAGAGTATTAGCGTATTAAAATTTGAAGATGTTTACAATAATTTAAAAAAATTTTGCGAAGAAAACAAACACGAATATTTAGTTGTAGCTTCAAATCCACATGATGAATATTGTGTTGTGTTAAAAAAACAAGAATTAACAACAAAACATATAAATAATAACAATCCATTTCAACCTTATGAGAAAATTGAAACCAAATATCATCCAATTATGTTTTTGATTTGGAATTGCCCGTATAAGATTCCTGCGTCTGATGAGCCTGCGTTCATTAAAGAAATGAGAAAATTCCAAGCAAAAATACTTAAAGTTTATCATTTGGAGTTATTAGAAGAAAAGATAAAGCAAATGTTTGATGTCTAGTAAAGTTTTCCGTTGGTCTGTTGGATATTTTTCTTAAAAAGTGGATTGAAAAAAATAAATTTGTTCTTTATAAAGAAAATTACAACACCCAAGAGTTCCAGCTCCCTTTCATGGCTTTAAAAAATTTGGGTGTTGTTTTTTATATCACATATAAAACTTCTTAGATTTAACAATATTTGGTTCTTTTATCTTATCAACAATATGCCCTTTAATTTTATCAAGAAGATCCACATTAAACCAATAAAAGTACACATCAAAGAAAGACAAAGCGGCGTATTGATTGATTTGTCGAAGAAATTGCTGATTGCTAAGACTTTCAGGAGAAAAGTTATTTGCTATATAAGCAAGTCCCTTCCATCCCTCCAACTCTCTTTGAGACAACTTCTCAATGGGATAAGGTGCTGCATAAAGAGCCCCAACAAAACACTTTAACGCATTTTTCCATGAAGGGGTTAATAAATTAAGTTTTATGTCTTCAGAAAGCATCTTATCATTCAAAAACAAATCTTTCGTCAAGAAATTTATGAAAAACAAAGATTTCTCATCAGATATTGCATTGTTTTGAGTTAGCGATTTGTAAAGCTCATTGTCATCACTTGGCAAAAATCGCCCAATATCAAAAGGAATTTGTTTTCTGTGCATTTCGGCAAAAAGATTCATGGTGGAATTTAAGCTCATAGCTTTCCTGTATTTCACATCATTCAAAAGCAAATCGACTTTGCGATCTAATTTTTTTAAAACAGATATCGGTTCACCATCATCAATCAACCCTAATGGAAGTTCGAGTTTTGCCGCGGCAACATTCAAAAGAGAATCGACAACATCGCTGTTTTTTAAAAGTGTCCTTGGAACTCCGGCATCAATCAAAGACTGAACAAAATCACCTCTTGAAATTAACTGATTGTCATTGAAATTCAGTTCATGAAGATCTAAATTTGTTGTAATTTTAATATCTTTCATTTCGTTGTATTCTTCGATTTCATCATCTAGAGAGCTATTATTCAATGTACTCTCTATAAGCTTTTTCCCAAGTTCTTTAATTTCCTTTTTTATAGCATCAATATCCTTTTCTAAGATTTCATGGTCGCAATCGAGCAAAGCAATAACACGATTAATTTCCAAAACCTCAGTATCATTTTCGACCTTCAAAAGAATCAAAGCTTTTTCTACTTCGTCGCTATACTTTTGCGTAATTGCGAGTCTCTTTTGAGAAAGCTCTTCTTTCGCCTTGTTTTTCTGTATCAAAGACGGACTGCCTGGAAGTTTTAATTCCTGAAATGCAGAGCAAAGTTCATCCAGTGCTGTTGATTTTCTGATTAAAAGATCTTCTTTTTCCTTTAATTGATCTTTGATTTCCTCAGACTTTTGAATTGCTTGAATAGACATGCTTTTACTAAAAATTGCCTCTTCGCAAATCTCTCTCTCAGATTTATCTTTTAATTGCTCTGAGATATTGCTCTTGAACAAACGATTAAATGCCTCTTCGTCAGATTCTTTTTTTGTCATCGTTCGAGAAGTAGACGCAGCAGAAGTTCTAATGGCCGCTCGAGACACAAAAGTAGGCAAAGTAATAGTTGTTGTTGTAGTAGTAGTTTCTCGAAGATCGTCTGAACCTACGACGTTTTTACTAAAACAAAGCGCAAGTATAGCTCCAGATATAATTAATTTTCTTTTCATGTTTAGCTCCCCTTTTTCGAAAAAAATATTATTTTTTTATGTTTGTGTGATTGAACTTACCATATTAACATACAATCCGCATAGTCAA